AACTGGACAACCAAACTCAACAGGCGTAGCAGGTGGAAGTGGAATAGTAATTATTCGCTTTGCATCTTCATTAGGCACAATTACAATCGGCGCAGGGCTAACAGGTTCAACATCAACAGTTGGCACAGATACGGTTGCGACAATTACGGCTGGCACAGGCAATGTGTCGTGGGCAGCATAATGGCACACTACGCATTTTTAGATAACAACAATGTTGTCACCGAAGTTATTGTCGGCATTGACGAAACAGAACTCATTGAAGGTCTTGATACTGAAACTTGGTACGGCAACTTCCGTAACCAAACTTGTGTACGCACAAGTTACAACCACAAGATTCGTAAACAGTACGCAGGAATCGGATACACCTATGATGCGGTGAACGATGTGTTCATCTGCCCACAACCATACGGCTCGTGGACTTTAGACGACAACTTCGATTGGCAACCACCAACACCAATGCCAGTCGTTGAAGGCAAACAGTACGCATGGTTTGAACCGAACCGAGTGTGGATAGAACTCGTCTAACACGCTGGCTGATACCTCTACCAGCGATCTTGTTTGCGTTAATACCACAGAACGCCAACGCTGAACCGATCTCAGGACTCGAGGCTGTCGGCTATACGATCACCGACATTCCACCTGTTAGATCAGATGACGAATATGTGGTTTGTTACAGCGAGTTAGAGAACAACATTAACCGTAACTTTGACGGTGAGCCGTTCGGTGATTGCCCGACTGATTTGTTTATGATTCATTACACGGGTTTCATTGAGATTCCTGAGAATGACACGATTCAATTTATGGTCGCTGCTGATGATGGTGGCACGATGAAGATCGGTTTAACAGAGTTCGGTGATTGGAACGATAAAGGTTGTTCGTGGTCAGAGATAACTTCTGACGAGTTCCCTGCTGGGGTGTATGCGCTTGATGGCTGGTATTACGAACACGGTGGCAACGCTTGTTTTATGTTGGCTTGGAACATTGATGATGAAGGTTGGGTGATTGTGCCTGATGAGGCGTTCACTACCAATGGCGCATCAGCCACAACTTCAACAACATCAACTTCCACGACAACCACGACTTCATCTACAACAACCCTTCCTCAAGAAACGACCACAACCAGCGAGCAAGTTCAGACAAGCACAACCACATCAGTTGCAAATACCATAACAAGCCTTGCCACCACAACGACAACAACGACTCAACAACCCTCAACACCGACACAAACAACCTCTACAACCGATCAGCCCGTTGTTGTGACCAGTACCTCTGTGTTCGTGCCCGAACCTCAGCCCGAACCTGAACCCGAAACCACAACAACAGAAACCACATCAACCACCACCACGACCACGACCAGCCTGCCAACGACCACAACAACACTGATAGAAGCAACAACATCGGTTCAGGATACCTCAACGACTGTTGTAGAAAGCGAAACGACTGTGCTCGAGACAACGACTACGGTTCAGGCAGCCGAATCTACGACTACAAGCAGTCAGCCTCTATTAGACGCTTCGGAATCAACCGTATTGGGCGAGATAACAACCACCCTAGCCTTACCTCAAACCGACAATTTGGAACGCTCTAAAGCGATTCTAGAGCCTGCTATTTCTATAGAAACCAATGAAACAGGCGAAATCAGCCCTGAGGTATTCAATCAGATACTTGACGAGATCGCTGATGCCGAACCTGAGAAAGTGGTGGCGATTGTTGAGGCGATCTTGGCAACAAACATCAGCCAACAGCAAGCAGTTGAACTCGTAGTGTCGCCTGTGGTGCTTGAAGCGGTAACAGAAGAACAAGCAGAGGCGATCTTTGAAACGATTGTGCCAGAACAATTAACAGAAGCGCAGGCTGAGGAGATCAGCGAAGTGTTAAGCGAAGCACCAACGAAAGTTAAGAAAGCGTTCCAAAATGTGATAGATATTTTTGGTTCACAGTTCGAGAGTTATGTGCCGACTGGTTCTAACATTCCTGTTTCGCAGCGCAGAAGTCTTGTCGCTATCGGTGGGCTTTTGACTATGCTTCCAATGCCGACCACAAGGATTAGCAGATGAAAAAGATTAAAGACTATTTTGTAGATAACACTTGGACTTGGGTTGGCACAGGGCTTGTTTTGATTACGCTGTCTGGCACAACATTTCGTCAGGCGTTACTGCTTACAGGTATCGGCATTGTTATACACTCGGTTCTCTCACTTGGTTCAAAGGAATGATCTATGAAAAAGGCACAAGACATCGCACAAAGATTGATCGCATTGTTTATGGCGAACGCATTAGCAATCGTTACAGGTTCGGCAATCGTTGGCGGTATTCCTGTTTGGAAAGCGGCAGCACTTGCAGGCTTCACGGCTGTCGCTCAAGTTGCGGAACGGCTTGCCAAAGCATCTGTTGATGGTAATTTGACAACTCAAGAAATCTCTGATGCTTTCGGCGGTAATGGCAAACCTGTTGCTAAGAAACGAATCAAAAAATGAAACGCTCATACACGGGCAACAAAGACGGACTCGCTCAAGGCGAGCGCAAAGGTTTAACAGTTTTCATTAAACAGTTGTGCGCTTTATATCCTGCGATCTGGAATAACGGCAGTTATGTGAATCGCCCGATGCGAGGCAAAAAAGATTTAAGCGTTCACGCCACAGGTCGTGCGGTTGATTTGTCTTACCGTTTTATGGCTAAAGAGAAGCGTGGCATCGCTGAAGGTGGCAGGAAACAAGCGATGGAAGCGATGGACTTTCTTGTGAAGAACGCTGACGCTTTCGGACTTGAAGCAATCCTCGATTACTTCCCGATGCCGCACGGTAGAGGTTGGCGATGTGATCGCAGTTCGTGGACTATCTACAACACTAAGACCATTACTGGTGCGCCGATGGGCGACTGGTTTCACGCCGAGATTTCGCCTGCGATGGCTGATAACCCTGATGCGATGCGTGAAGCGTTCGCCAACGCAGTGAAGCCTGTCGCATAATGTCTGACGCTTTCGCTACCATTGTTGTTGCGCTTATCAGCACAATCGGAATCATTGTTGTTGGGTTGATGCAGTTGTTTAAGAAAGAAGCAAGAGAAGCAGCAGTTGAAAACCGTCAAGATCACGCAATAGTTCAGCAACAGTTGCGAATGATATTTAAGACGGTGAACAAGGTAGATGACAAGTTAGACAAACACTTAACAGACCACGAAGAAGGAACAAATGGGAAAGTTACTAGACGAAATTAAACAAACATCAATTCGTGTAGGCAAACCACCACGCAAAATTGATTTAATTTTAGAACAGTTAAACAAACAAGACCGAACCGATCTGCTCGAAGCAATAAACGATCACAGCATTTCGCCTTCGGTAATTTCACGAGTGTTGCACAACAAAGGCTTTCAGGTAACTAGAGGCGCAGTGCAACGCTACAGAGGGCTTTATGAGTCTTAAAGACGAGATCAGCAACGAGGCTGCTGCCGATATTGATTTGATTCGGATTCGCAAACAGCGTGATGCTCTCAACAATCAGAACGCCAGACTGACCACAAGACTCGAGGAGTTAGAAAAGACGCTTGCGATTGTTGATCGTGTGAACGGTGTAATCATTGACCCACCTTCTTGGCTTGCACCAAAGAAACCTAAATCATCTGCTGCAACTCTCGTGGTGATTTTAAGTGACACACACTTTGACGAGGTAGTGAACGCCGAAGAAATGGAAGGCTTGAACTGTTACAACCGTGATATCGCTGTGATGCGATTAGAGAAGTGGACACAGAATGTCATCAAACTTTCACGCCACTATCTATCAGGAGTTACTTATGACGGTGTTGTTGTCATTTTAGGTGGCGACATTTTCACGGGCGATATCCACGAAGAACTCGCACTCACAAACGAGGACACAATGATTGGCTCACTCTTGTTCTGGTCTGAACAGGTTGCTGCTGCTATCGGGCTGCTCACTGACGAGTTCGGCAAATGTTATGTAACAAGCGTGGTCGGTAATCACGGGCGCACAACACGCAAGCCTCGAATGAAGCAACGGGTTAAAACAAACTTTGATTATCTGCTTGCCAAGATGGTCGAAAGAAACTTCAGAACAGACAAGCGCATCACTTTTGATATTCCTGAATCGGCTGATGCGCTAATCAAGATTTATCAACACGGTCATCTGATAACTCACGGCGATCAAGTATCAGGTGGCGGTGGCATCGGCGGTATCTACCCACCAATTATGCGAATGAGAGCAAGGAAGCAAGCACGATATATGGCAACAGGCAAATCGTTTCAAACACTTTGGCTTGGTCATTGGCATCAATATATTTCTACGCCTTCAATGATTGTGAACGGCAGCCTCAAAGGTTTTGACGAGTATGCGATGTTGATGGGGTTCGGTCACGAACAACCACAGCAGGCGTTGGCGATTATTACGCCTGAGAGAAACATCACGATTCAAGCACCTGTGTTTTGTTTAGATCGAAAGAAAGAGGGCTGGTGATGGCTTCGGTTATGTATGTCAAGTGGCATGATGCTCACGCTGTAGCACCGTCTTGGGTTGCGCTCGATGACATTGTTGATGAGCCTGCTGTTGTTGAATCTGTTGGTTGGCTTGTGTCTGATGCGATTGCTGACCACATTGTTTTGGCGCAGTCGGTTCTTGGTGACGAGGGCGATCATATTCTTGCTATCCCTGTTGGTATGGTTCGTGAGATGCGAACTTTGTTTACGGATTTGTTACAGTAAGAAAGTTGTGCGAGGCGTTCTCCTTCTCCGCCTACGCATACGAGTTGAGTTGCCTCAGCAGGAATGTTGGGGCAACTCCTCGTAATTTCTAAAAAGTTTTGTGAACGAAAAAATGCGTTAATATTTTTTTAAGATTTTTTTTGAGCCTTATTTGACTTAGGTAGTTTTGTCGTTTTTGATGTTTTTGGATTTGACAAAGTTTTCTATCTGATAGAATATATATATCGGGTGAACAATCCGATAGTTCAAGAGGAGGACTAATGAGGGTAAATCAGAAATGGATTTGCACAACTTGTGCAAACCAGATCATCACACATATCAAGTTAAGTGACAGACCAACTTGTGCGAACAAGCACGGTCAAGTCAAGATGGTTACACCAACAAAGAAATAGATCAGACAACAATCAAAGTTCAAGAGGAGGACTTATGGCGAAACAAGTTAGATGGAAATGCGAGAAGTGTGATCACGGGTTGTTAGCACCGACTCGACCACGCAAGAATGATGTGAGGCGATACTGTCTGCCCTGTTCAGCGAAGTCGGGCAGGCTGGTTGATCGTGTCGCACCTTCGTTAGACAAGCAGCGAGAGAAGCGCACGGCGATAGTGCAGCAGAAGAACAAAGACAAGCGTGTTCGTATCGCAAAGAAGTTACAGCCGAAGAAACAACAGCAGCGTGTTGGTCAGATACGAGCGAAGATGATTCACAAAGAAGCAGAACGCATATGGGAATTAATGAAGCCATATCACAAAGGCAAACGACTTCCGCAGATCGTGATTGCGAGAGGACAGAATCGTGGCAGACAATATGGACACGCTGAGTCTTGGGCGAATCGGATACAGGTTAATGTTGATCGCCAGCAAAGCGTGTCTCGAAGTAAGCGTGTGTGGGAAGTGTTAGCGCACGAACTCTGTCACTGTGCAGTTCCACCGATAGTCAGGAACGGTGCAAGAGATGTTCACTCACGAGAGTTCTATCACTGCCTGCGAGATATCTGGCAGAAGCGTTGGGGTTGCGAGATATCGTTTGCGAAGGTCAGCACTTGGGGCTATTCGGTTGATTGGATTATTCAAGGGCAGGCTGAGGACAGGATTGATTGGGTGCTTCCGAATGCGGCGATAGATGAGAAGTCTTAAAACCTTTATAGAATAAGGCTTAAATGAATTAGGTGATTGGGTCGGGGCGTGTATATAATTGACTTATCGAGTTCAAGAGGAGGACAAGATGCTTTCTAATTCATTAGCGAATAATCAAATGACCAAGTATCCAAATAAATATACTGGCGAGTGCGTTTTTTGTCATAACACTGTGCCAGCAGGAACTGGTTACTGGAATAACAGCACAACTTGTGCCGATCTTGTTGAAGTTGAAGATGGATACGGCAGGACTGAAATAACTTGCAAAAACAATGAAGGTGCAATTATCAACTTGTTTAAGTCAAAGAGTTATATTGCAAAGCGTGAAGCAATCAAAGCCGAAAAAGAGAAGCGTAGCGCAGAGTTGCGAAAAGCAAAGGCTGATCGTGTTGCAACTAACAAGAGATTAAGGGCTGACGGTAAATGCACTCGTTGTGGTGGCGAGGGTCGTTCTGATAATTGGATTGCTACTGGTTCGGTTTGTTTTAAATGTGACGGAACAGGGAAAGCATAATGAAACATCAACAAATAGAGATCGGTGATTACTTTCTGATTACTACGAAAGATGAGAAAGAATATGAGGGAACGATTATCGGCTTAACTGAAACGATGCTGACGATTGAGAGATGGAACGAAGTTAAAGATCGGTTAGATGAAACCGATATTTTAATTAGTGATATCGCAATGCTTGAAGGGTTTAACGATTCGCAAACAACTGTGTAACACCCTTAAGTAATAATCAGATCAACATAAACCAATAACAAAAGAAGGACAGAGATGGAGAGAATACCGAAACCGAAACACGGCAGCAAAGAATGGCTACTGACTAGATGGCGAGATGATCGAGGCAGATGCGTGTTCGGGGCTTCTGATATCCCTGCGCTGATGAACGCTTCGCCTTACAAGACGAGGGCAGAGTTGTTCGCAGACAAACTGAACGAGCCTCAAGAGCAGGCAGAGTCAGCGATCTTCAGGCGTGGCAATCTTCTAGAGAAGCCGTTGCTAGAAGCAGCGTCAGAAGAATTAGGTATGTCGTTTTTTACGCCTGAGTGGATTTATCGCAGTAACAGATTGTCTGTTTCGCTTGACGGTGTAGATCATTGGGAATCCCCAAGCGTTGTCATTGAAGCAAAAACCACCACACGCTATTCGATCTATGACCAGAACGATTTGCCTACTGAGTGGTGTTGGCAGGGCTGGGCGCAACAGGCGGTGCTTGATTGCCCTGTTTGGTTCTCGGTACTTGACCGTGATTTAAAGATCAGCGTAGTCGAGTTGCCTAGAAACGAGGTAGCGATTGACGCTCTGCGATTAGAGGCAGAAGTGTTTGGTGATTGGGTTGATAACAACACGCCACCGCTTGACGAGATCAATAACTTCAGTGCAGATGATATTGCTCGTATCTTTAGGGCTACACCGACAATGGTTGAGTTAGATGCGACAGCAGCGCAGTTGGTGATTGATCTTGAGAAAGCACGGGCGACTTCGAAAGAGGCGAGCGATGCTGAGGCGAGAATTAAAGATGCTCTTGCTCAGATGATGTTGAATCACGAGATCGGTATGTTTAACGGGCAGAAGATTGTTTCGTGGCAACAGCAGGCAGGCAAGACATCGTTAGATACGGCGAGACTTCGTGCTGATCATTCAGAGTTAGTTAAGCAATATGAGAAGCAAGGTAACCCATACCGTGTGATGAGAACACACAGAAAGAAGGTCAAGTAATGAAAGAAGGTCAACTGATAAATGTTGAGATAGTAAAAAAACGAAAAGCAAGAAAATCATTGACAGCAAAAGAACTTTTAACCAATCCTGACATAACTACAGTGAGTCTCGAAGAAGCGTGTTCAATTTTAGGTGTGGGTCGCACAACCGCTTACAATGCGTATAAGCAAAAAGGCTATTTGATGGACAATGTGCCAGCGATAAGAGTTGGCAAACGCATCGTGATTTCACTTGCTCATCTAAGAAATGCTCTTGGATATTCACAGATACAACAAACACAGAAAGAAGGAAACTAATGAGTAATGAAACAGAAGCACTACTGCTCAAAGCAGTGTTAGAGCAATACGCAACACCCGACCCAAAAATAGTCGGCACAATACCACGCAACGGAATTAACCTCGCCTATGTGAGCCACGCAGAAATCACTCGCATCTTGATCGAGATTGACCCGATGTGGAACTGGCAGCCTGTCGCTTGGGTTGATGGCAGACCTGCTATCCACGAAGCGAACGGTGTAGCAACAATGTGGGCGACACTTACCTTGTTGGGTAAGTCGCTTGTCGGTGTTGGTTCGGTTCGAGCAGACAAACCTGATCTTGACAAAGAACTTGTCGGTGACTTCTTGCGAAACGCTGCGATGCGCTTTGGTATCTGCTTATCGCTCTGGTCTAAACAGGATTGGGAAGCACCACGCAACAATGTGAGCAGCGTCTATACGAGTTACCCAACCAACACGGCAGAGGTTGAAAAGAGCAAACAGGCGCACCCAGCGAATGTTCAACCAAAAAGCAGCCCTCAGGAAGCGTTGAGTGACGATCAAATAGAACAAGCGTTCTCTACACCCCAGAAATCTACTGCGAAGATTGGCAGCCTGATATCAGACAAGCAGAAGGGTTTAGTGTCATCGTTAGCGAAAGAAGTCGCTGATGGTGATATCGGTTCGATCTTGAAGCAACTGTTTGACAAAGCAAATTTGAACACGCTTACAACTAAAGAAGGTTCTGATCTGATTAAGCATTTGATGGGTATGCGACAGAAGAAAACTAATGAAGAACCCTTCTGAAGAATTGCAGATGGCTTACGAGTTCGCTATCGGTGTTGTCATTGATTGCGCTCGTAAGGTCGTAGTCTTTGACGGCACAGATAGGCAGTCGCTTGATGATTTGCGTGAAGCGATCTTTAAGTTCGGTGAGGTGAACGATTTGATTGCACAATTCTTTCGAGGCGAGTTATGAGCCGTGATCATTGGTCTGATGACGCTAAATGTAAAGGCAAACCGAGTTCTGTTTTCTTTCCACCGTTTTCATATTCAGATAATCGCTGGTTGATGGCTAGAGAGATTTGTGCGAGTTGCGATGTGCGAGAGCAGTGTTTGGCTCTTGTGATGCGTTTGGAGTACACAGATGATAAGTGGGGTATGTTTGGTGGGCTTACACCTGATGAACGCCGAGATTTGAGGAGGCAGAATGTATGAGAGCGAAGTTGTGTGCTTGTATTCCTACCCGATTGCTACCGCAGAAACCTGTGTGCGGAGAGAAGTTAGATGACGATGATGAGTGAAAAACATAAAAAGAAAGAAATACTAAACTGGCAATTTGTTCAATCTGATTTGTTTGATCATCTATTCGCTTACACAAAACAACTTTCGGAGATAGCAGAATCACTGTATTTAGAACTAGATGATTCACAAAGGCAAGCAGTTCAGTTTGAAAAACAAATGCGAGAAGAATCTAAAAAAAAGAAACGAAATGATGATTGAAGATCGTAAAGGCGAATGTCAAGGCAACCGAGACAAATGCAATCTTAAAGATTGCCCGAAGTTTGGCACACTTGGCAGACCGTCACGAGATGGCAGCAGGCGTGTGAAGGGTTGTGCTGACCCGACAGCACGAGGTAAGCGATCACGCACGAAAGGATTAAGCAAGCAGCGTGTCGCTCGAAAGCGTCTAGGTGTCGCACCGTCTAACAAGTTCGGTGATGGTAACGAGGAGATGTGGCAAGATGTTTTGTTCGCTAACGAGGTCAAAGCAGGCAAGCAGATCGGGGCAGCAGTCACCGCTTGGCTTCGTATAGAGGCTCAGGTGCGTTCTAACGAGGCTGATTATGGGTCTAGGCGTAAACCTACACGGGCGATTCTGATGCCCGATGATTGGGGCAGCGAAGGGCTTGTAATGATCAGATTGAGTGTGTGGGAAGAACTTGTGCGCCCTGCGATGCACGAATACTACGAAGGAGGCGCAAGTGAATAAACCGTTCAGCCAACAACATTACGATCAAGATGATTGGGCAAAGTACCAAATCATCGAATGGCTAGAAAGTAAAGGCTACGAAGCGTGGGTCAATCCCGACAAGTTCGGCATAGATATTTTGGCTACACGCTGGGGCAGACAGTTCGCTTTCGAAGTAGAGGTCAAACATAACTGGCGTGGCAAATACTTCCCGTATGAGCAGATTCATTTCTCTGCTCGTAAACGCAAGTTTGTTGCGCTCGATGTTGAGACTTGGTTCGTGATGTTAAACCACGAACGCACACACGCTTTGCTGATTGACGGCGAACACATTTTGTCTGCACCGATAGCAAACAAAGACACTAAATACTCGCAAAACGAAGCGTTTGTCTCAGTTGATATTCAATGGGCTATATTCAGAGACTTGAAAGAGGAGGCAGAATGACACCAGCACAGATAGAAGGCTTCATAGATCGCATCTGCGGTCTGTTCCCTACCAGCCAGATTGGTCGTAACACGGTCAAGAACGCTTGGACAGCAGACGATTTGCTGTTGCTGCAAGATGTTGATGACGCACGAAAAGTTGTGCCACTAATTATGGAACACCACGACAAGTTCCCGAGCCTTAAAGAAGTTCACAAAGCGTTCGCACTACTTCGAAAACCAGCAACAGATCAAACGATCATCGTTTGCGAGATATGTGATGGCAACGGTTGGGATAACGGCAGGCGATGGAACTACAACGCTAAAGAATTGATTTGCGAAGGCTTCACGAAAACAGTTCTAGGGCGCTCATACACATATGTTGTGCCTTGCAAGTGTCGGGAGTTCAGCAAAGCATAAAGAAGTAGAAAACGAAAACGAGAAGAATACCCACACAGACCTAAACCATTCGCACGGTAGTTGGTAACACTCGGCAACGAGGGTAGTTCACGCTGTAAGCAATTATGGTGTGAGGCGAATAATTTGTTTGGGAATCGCAGTGAGGCAGAGCGATGGGGGTAATTCAAACTGTGTCAAGTTAGTTGAAACTTAAACATATATATATATTTCAAAGTCAATAACAACAATGCTAGGGTTAAGACATACGCCGACTGAGGCGAACGATGAGCGATTACGCCACGAACTGTCAAGGACAGACCAAAGAAAACTAGAAACCTATAACCAAGTTCAGAAGGAGGACAAGGTGAACGGAGTTAATGTGAAAAAGATTGTTGCTTTATTTGTTGCAAGTTGTATTGGTTGGGTTGGTATCGCTGACGCTGCCGAAGCACCACAACAGGTAGATCGAGTTCAGATGCGACAGCACCCGTTCGATTATGTGTTAGAGAAGAAGCGCACTGTTCCTGCTTGGGCTAAGTGTCCTGAGATATGGAATCGGTTGCGTGACGCTGGCTGGCTTGAGAAAGATGTTGTGAAGGCTGATCAGATTGTTTGGCGTGAGTCTCGGTGCATCGCTACGGCGCATAACAAGAATGACCCGAACACTGTGCAAGGTGTGAAGGGTTCGCTCGGTCTTTTTCAGATAAATTTGTTTTGGATTCAGCGCACTACCTATTATCCGAATGGATACCTTCAAACGGTTTTGAATCGTGATCTTGTGCCAGCAGATTTATTTGATGTCAGCACAACGATTGATGCAGCGCAGGCGTTGATTGCTTATGATCGAGGGCTAGGCAGATGTGGTTGGTCTGCGTGGTTAGGCTGTTAATTTACAAACTTTTTTTACAAATCTTGTCAAAGCCTTATAAAATAAGGGTTTTAGAGGGTTGAATGATTGGGTGATTTCGTTTAGGCACTTTAAGATAGTCATATCAGGTAAACAGCCTGAAAGTTCAAGAGGAGGACTTAGAAATGGAAACACTAAAAACAAATATCCTGAACCTAGTTTCAGGAGAACACGAAACCGCTTACAGTCTTGCGAAAGAAGTTCTTGCAGGAATTGAAAGCGAAAACGAAACGCCAGAAGGCAGAACCGCTCACTCAATGTTCAATGCGATCATCAGATTCGCAGACAGCCGAACAGATATTGACAAAGCATTGATGGGACTGATTTCTACAGCCAAGTCAGAGCAGGCGAGACTTCAGAACGGTGCAAGACTTGATCTCGGTTGGATCAATCCAAGTCGCTTTGAAGAAGCCGTGCAAGAGTCAAAAAGATTGGAACACGAGATCAACACTCTTGCTTACTTGGCTGGTCTTACTGGAGAGCAGAGAGGCGACCTGTTCAAGAAGATTCAAGACTTGACCTGCTACAGCAATTAGCAGATCGGGTGGCTGGCAGGCTTTCAGGTTCAAGCCCTGAACACCCACAAGGCGAAAGCCGAAAAACAAAACAACCAAGAGGAGGAAACGAAATGAACACAACAGACAGCAAGCAATACACAAGCATCAACCAGATCATCAGCGAGGCAGAAAGAGCAGGCTCACACTTCTTTAGTAAAGCCACGCTGAGGTTCTTTAGCAGCCGAATCCATAGCGAAATCTACGGTGGCTGTTACTTCATCACAAGCGAGCGAGATCACTACCGAGACAGCAACCCACGCTTTTATACGATCAGAAAGTATGAAGGCGGTTTGAAGGTTGAAACCGTTGGCGAGTTCTGCCAATACACTTCGAAAGCGCAAGCGATAACAGCAGTCAAAAAACTAATCAAAGCAGAGGAGACAAAATGAAAATCACCAAACACTCATTAGATCACATAGAACTGATCGCATCAGGCGACACCGCCCTATTCGAAGTCAGGCTGATTGTGGCGATGCACGACTGGTCAGATGACGAAGCCGATGCAGGCTTTGACGAGATCGGTGCGCTCGGCTGGCTGATGAACCTGCTTCATCTCGCAGCGCAGGGCGAAGATATCAAAACAGGCGCAGAGGAGTTCTTAAAATCAATGATGACACTCAACGAAGAACGAGTGCATCTTTGCAAAGTAGAAAAAATCAACTACAACATTGATGAGATAGGAGAAACAAAATGACCATACAATTCAAACTAGGCATCTCGCTCGGGCTGATCGCCTGCCTACTAGCGATGGCGTTACTGCCAACAGAAACCGAATCCACGCCTGCTGGCTGGGTCGGCTACGGCATCATCATCGGACTCCTGCTCAGAACAGCACTCCGAGCAATCAGCATCATCAGTTACCAAACAAGTTACAAGAGGCGCAAGACTTACAACACTCGTAGCCGATAGGCTCAAAGTCGTTCCCTGTGGCAATCTGCGCTTCGCTTTCTTTCCCCTCTTGAGCGTGAAGCCCTACCTGAAATGGTGGCACAGGGAATGTTCACCGATAAGGAAAGCGGAGTGTTATGACATTAAAAGATTTACAAAATGCTGTAGCATTTTTGCGAAGGCTAAGTGTTGGTCAGATGGAAGCAGAAGAACTGATAGCGACAGTTGAAGCGTTAGAAGCAGAGATCAAGAAACGGAGAACTAAAAAATGAGCGAAAGTTTGAACGCCGAACTGCAACACTGGCAGGCTCGTACCGATGATATGCAGGTTGCTCTTGACCGTATGCGAGAAGATCGAG